AATCAAAGACTTGCGTTCTGTTTTGGGGAAGATTTACCCCGAAATGCGACGCCATGCCCCATCCTCTGGGACGGATTTCGAATCCGTTTTCAGGCCGCATTTAACGGACTGCCAGTCCGCCAACTTCCTGATTTTACTGACCATCCCAAGTGACCCTATAGGATGCTGAGGGGATTATTTGGGGGAACATTCCCCCAAAATTGCACCGCGTCGTATTCTGGTCGTCAGTCCGGCGCTCGCAGGGAGTCGTACTGCGCCTCACACGCCAGCCCTGCTACTCGTCGCCGGTCAGCCTCTGCTGCCAGCTCTCCCGCTCGCGCATCAGCCCTGTCGAGCAGCTCGGAATACAGAATGAGGGTGGCTGTGGTTGGGCAGCCTCCGGGGCAAGCGCCGGCACCATGGGTGGCTCGACGGGTACGCTCGGCGAGTTGCTGCCGCAGGCTGTCAGCAGTGGCAGCAGCAGCAGCGACATCAGCCTGAGCCTGCTCGATCTGGTTTTTTGCATCGCGCCGTACCCCCTCTACTGCGGCTCCGCGCCGCGCTTCTTCTGACCGGGCCTGCCGTTCGGCTGCTGCCCGTGCCTCTGCATACTCCGCGCCGAGCGCAATGTATCGGCTCTCCCAGCGCGAGCCCTGCCAGCTCCACCCCACCCCAAACCCCAGCAGCACCAGGGCGAGCAGGCCGGCGATCTGTAGCCAGAGCTTGTACTTAGCGATCATTTCCGGCCCTCGTGCTCGAGCGAATAGTGATTGCCGTCGCTAAACCGGCCGCCCCAGGAACCGCCGAGCGATTCCCAATACTCACCGAGCGGCCGATGATCCTCTGTCTGCTGCAAAAACCTGCCATCGCGGAACAGATTGAAGTCCACGGCCAGGCGCTGCTTGTGCAAGCTGCTGGCTGCGCCGTAGCCCTTCTTCTGCCCAACGTTGCCGTGCAGGCGCGGGTCGCGGTAGGCATCACCAAAGGTCAGCTCATAGCCGTTCTGATAGGCGTATTCGATTAGCAGCCCGATCATTTTTGTGAATCGCCGCTGCTTGCTTCCGAGTGACATATATTTTCTCCAGGCAATAAAAAACCCCGCACTTGGCGGGGCTGATTGCTCAAACTTATTAGGCGTTATGCCACGTATTACCCTTGCTTATGTGCCAAGCGCTCATATACGGAATACCGACCTGTAAGGCTGCGTCCTTTACCCCAACTCCAGATTGTAAAAGCCGCTTCACCTCTCCAGCCTGAGCCCTATTGCAACGAGCATTGCTTCTCAATTGGGAGTTTTCTTGATGGGAAATGAATCTGCAGTTCGCAGGCTCATAAGGGCCGTCGACATCCCTTCGATCAAGCTCGGATGTATCCGTATAGCCGTTTTTGATAGCCCAGGAAAAAAACCTTTCTTTATCGTTGCGCCACTCGCTACACACGTCAATTCCCCTGCCGCCGTAGTATTCATAGTGCGAGGCGCTGGGGTAGGTACAGCGTGCGATCATTCCAGACCAAACCCGATACAAGCGTGTGCTGCTAATAGCTCGCTCCTTCTTGAGTCTCAGGTAGCAAGCCCGGCAAGGCTTGCCAATCTTCCTTCGGTCTTGGTGGCGAACTGCTCCGCAGTGCTCGCATATGCACTCAAAAAGTGGAGTACCGTTAGCGCTCTTCCCTACCCGCCTTGCCTCAGTCATCAGAATGTCTCCTGGCTTCATTGCTGTAATTATATACAGCCATTCAAGCCAAAACTATCCGTGCGCCGGGCCGCCGATCTGGTGCCGGTGCTCGAAGCGAGACTCCTGCAGCCCGATGGCCAGCATCTGCACCACGGCCTCTGGCGAGGTCATACGGTCAGGCAGCAGCGAGAGCGCAGCCGCAATCGGGCCGCGCCGGATTTCATCCTGGGTCATAGTGTTTACTCGAGGGGTTGTGACAGGGTTATCGTTTGCCGGAGATCGCCGGCGACAGCAGCAGCCCGGGCGGGCGTGCTGCCTGTGCTCTACAAGGATGTGGGCGTTCCAAAGCCGGGTTTTGTAGTACCGGCAACCTCCCCAGCCAATTACCAAGCGCAGTCAGAATACCGATGCCGAATAGCCACCGCCTCGGGGACGATGACTCCGGTTGACGTGAACTGCAGCTCTGGGACGTTGGTTGTAATTTGTGACTCCGCTAGCCGTAGGCTATCCAGGCATCGGCGAGTGAGATTGCTGCTGAAGCCATGTTGTTATGGCTCCTTGTTGAGAGGGTTTGAATTTGCCCGTTCGCTTCTTGCGTGAAAATGGGCTTTTATTCCTATAAAACCTGCTTCGCAACACTGCCTGAACTGTTCATCACAAACTGCAATACATCGTCCTGCCCAAGCACCCGATCAACTGCGCCGGCCAGCTTGATGTTCGCCCCATGAACTAGCGTTGTCTGCCCATTGCTAGACTGCACAAAGAAACGTTGGTACGGCTGACCTGTAAACGCGGTTACACTTGTCGCTGAAGTATTACCGAAGCCGATAAGCTCCGACCCCTTAACGTCAACAGTAGTCGCCCCAACTGGTGCAGCCTTTACATTCATCAAGTAGGACAGACCATTGTTCTGAACAAACGAACCTGCCGCATCAAATCGAAGGGAGCCGCCACCCGTCAGGCTTCTGATATGGAAATCGTCGGTATTTAAATCGACTCCAATCTCCCAAACAGCCGCCCCCGAGTTGTCAAGGAACTTTAACTTCTGCCCATTCCAAACGACCACGTTTTTGCTGATCTGCATGCGGGCATCGGGGAAACCGAACTTAGGCATATCGTCTCTGTCGCCAATCATGACGCACGGCTTGAAGCTGGTCAGGCCGAAATACCGGCGTATAAAAGTCCACTCGACGCCGCCATCGCTTACCGTACCTGACGTATGCGTTGGCTGCGTGGCACCCGTGGTTCCCGCAGTTGCTGCAACGTAGATATTAAAGTCCGACAGGATGTGGTCGCCCACCGCTATATCCTGTCGCGCAGCTCGCCATGCACCTACCATCGGCGTGCGCCACTCTGTGTCCGCTGTGTCAAAGTAGACCAGCTTCATCGGCACGCCGTTTTGGTTATCGTCAGAGAACCCGAAGTTCATTGTAGGGAATACGCCAAAGTGGTTTCCGACGCCCTTTGCGCCCACAACTGCAATCCCATTCTGACCGTTATAACCAGAGCCCTTGCCCTGCTTTGTATATATATTAACTATGCGGTAGTTAGTTTGATCATCGTCGAATGGGTCAAACATCCAATCGTATTTAACGATAGTCCCCTGATCGACATACCCGTTAGGCTCTTGATGCGCGCGAGTAGGAGAGTTAGCACTTACATTGCGAATCAGCAAATGGTCATCTGATACGCCGTCCCCGCTCAGGCGGACTCCAGAATATGGCCCCAGCCAGTCGGAAACGGTTTCCCCGCCGTGGCCTACCCTTTCAGACCCGGTATCGGGGTCAGCGAGCTCCCCGCGCAGAACAGCATCACCGACGGAAACCAAAGCATCGCCCTCTGGAATACCCGCCCCGGTCGTTGTGTAAGGCAGTGAAACTTGTGCGGAAACCCGCCAGAACTCCCCGCCGTCACGAACAACTTTATTGTAACTATCGAGGACTATACCGGGCGCATAGTCCCCGACAATCACGTAACCAGCTGCGGCCAACACCTCCTGTGCTCGCCCCTCAAACCCGGCAAGCGACAGCCGCTCGACGCCGAATCTGTCTGTCCACGCCTCAGCATCCGAGTTCACCGCCTCATCCAGATTCCTGACGTTATCCTCAAAATCCAAAAACTCTTTCGAGCCCAGCGGGTTGCCGGTGTTATTCCTGCTCATATGCCTTATCTCCAGACAGAGTGATGCCCACAGCGTCAATGGCCGTGTCTGCGTGTTGTGAAATCGGTGGGGTTATGCGGGTGCGTTGTTGTCGTCGGCGTACACGCGTGGATCGTAGTTGACTGCGGTTGCGGTGGCTTCGCTGGGGCCGTTGGGGGATACGTCCTGAATCAGTGCCAGGTAGCTCCAGCGCTGGGCGGTACCGAACTGAATGTGCGTCGGCTCGATGTCCGGCGCGGAGCTGAACGGGACCACCTCGAAGTCCGGCATATCGATCTCTGCCGTCATCTCATCCACTTGGGTTGCCGGGTACGGGCCGGACAGGGTGCCGTCCGGTCTGCGCAGTGCCATGAGGTGGTCCTGCCCTTCCTCCCAGTGCAGCGGCTCGGTGGAGACGATCACCGCCTTGCCGCCGACATAGGCCACGTCCTCTACCAGGGCGCTCTGGCCGTAGCCGGGCACGTCATCGGTGAGCGACACAAAGCCCATGTACCCACAGTTGAACAGGTCCATCTCGGTCGACCACTGGAACTGCGTGCGCCGGTACTGCAGGGCACGGCGGTGACGCATGCCGATGCGCCACGCCCGGGTGCGGTCCTTCACACCCTGGACGCGGATCTTCTCAACACGGGTGCCCAGGTCGCCTGGCAGGCGGCATTGCACGATCTCCCACTGGTTGCTGTCCGGGTCGATGTATTCCACGTCGACCCCATCAAAGTCATCGTGCTTGAACATCTCAGTGGTCTTGACCAGCCCGCCTCCCGCCCGGTAGTTCTGCGGGCTGAACACGAAGGCATCATCGAAGGTTGCCCGCGGCTCGTCCCGCACCGGGTGGATCAGCCCTTGCTGCACTGTCAGCTCAGCGAAGCCCGCGCCCAGCGCGTCATTCAGCACCTGCTTGACCGTGCTGTTGTCAGCGACGGCGTCATCGTAATAGTCACCCCGAGCGGACCAGATCGTCTGCAGGCGGGTCAGCTCGACCATGTTGATGTCGTCATCGGTGTAGCCGACGCTCTGGCACACATACCGCACCCAGGGCGCGATGTCGCGGGTCGGCACCATCGCACCACCGTCCAGTGGCTCCAGCAGCCGGGTAGCGTAGCCGCTGATCTGCCGCTCCACCTGCGCAGCCAGGCGGTCACCACCGGCGACGGTAATGGCCGCCAGGGTAACGCCTTCGTACGATGTCGGCGCCCCGACAATCCGCCCACGCAAGCCGTACCACTGGATGCCGTCCTGCACCTGGTTGGACGTGGACTTGGCACCGATGCGGCGCATGCGCACTTCCGGCCGCACCGGCGAGACTGGTTCCCGCTCGGTAAAGCCCACATCGTCCCGGGTCGCCTCCCGGTAGGTCTTGACGACCGAGTTCCAGGGGTCAGCAGTGCCCGCCTCCCGCCACTGCATCTCAGCCGTGACGGAGCGGTACTGACTGCGCCCCTTCTTGTCGATGTACACCAGGCCACCCTGGAAGAACACATCCCACTCGATGCAGTCCACCACCTCCCCTTCCGGGCACACTGCGAAGGGGCCGCACCAGTCGCCCTCGATGTCGCTGCCGTCCACCGTCAGCACCGCATCGACAGTTGTGATCAGGCTGAAGCCATCCCAACCAGCGTCCACCAGGCCTGCATCGGTCAGGCGCTCGACCGCAATGCTGGACTCGGCGCCGGCGGTGATGCGGTACAACAGGCCCCGGTACCCGATCGCCATCCGCTGGGTACCGCTGGTGAGCCCCGTCACCGGCGACCCATCGTCGAAGGTCAGGGTGATCTGCGCCGGCTGCTCCGGCTGGGCCGGGGTGGTCGCCGTCCCGGTGGACGCCGCCGGGCTGGTACCGAACACCGATGTAGCGCCCGCGCCCACCGTAATGCCCTGCCCGCTGTAGGGCGACTGCTCCGTCAGCCTCACCACCCCGCCGTTGTCCGATGCGCTGATGGTGGCCGGCAGTTGAGCATTCAGCTCACTGACCAGCCCAGCCATATTGCCCACGTCCGCGGTCAGCGACACCGGAAAGATGCCCGAATCGAACAGCACGTTGAACGACGCCGGGCTGGCCGCGAAATCGAAGCCAGCCGGCGGGGCGGACCCGGTCAAGGTACTCGCGCTGCCGGGGTTGGCCGGTACCGCCGGGCTGTACGGCTGGTAGGTGCCCACCTTGTACAAGCCCTCGTTGTCACCAGCGATCTCGATGACCATCCCGACGAAGGGCTCCAGCTGCTCTATGTTGCCCCGGATGATGCTGCCATCGATCACCTGATAGTCCAGGTACTGCTCCACCCGGATCACCACCCCGCTTACCCAGCCCACCGGAAACTCACCGGCACCGGTCGGAATGAAGATCACGTCATCCGTAAAGGTCAGCGACGACACACCCGCCAGCTCCGGCTCCACCTCGTAGGTCGCCCGCAGCTCCAGACCGGCAGTGCCCTTGGAGCTGGCACCAACCTCCGGCGCCGGGTGCCAGAACTCAGCGCGTGGGTCGCCAGACAGATCGGCGCCCGGGCCATAAATGGCGCTGGACTGGTCGGCCCCCAGGGCAAGCATGCGGGTGTCACCGATCAGCAGGTCCGCCGGGGTCAGATCCAGATAGCCCCACCCGAAGCACAGCACAACATCAATGCGCTGTTCGCGCTTGCCGGCGAAATACCGGCGCGGCGGCAGGATGATGTCCGGATAGATCCGGTTGCGGCCGGCGACCTCACGGATCGGTGAATTCAGCTTCGGCGTGTTGGTCTTCAGCGTGGCCTCTGCAAGGCGGTCACCCTGGGCCTGGCCGCGACTGCTGGTATCAACCGAAGGCGTCAACGCACCCAGCAGGCCGCTGAGCAGCCCCAGCGACAGCACATCCATGACCTTGAAGGCAGCACTCACAATGCTGCCCAGCGCCTTGCCAGCGCCGCCACCGGGCGCCGGGTGCATGCGCACGTGGTCTTCCGGGCCGAACTCGATGTCCGCCCACGCCGCCGGGGGTACCGGCTCACCATTGAGCAGCACCACCAGCCGTCCGGTAGTGGCCGGGTCGCGGGTGGCGTAGGTGTCCATGTTGGCCAGCAACCAGGCCTCGATGGTCATGCGGCGCTGCGTGCGGTAACTGGCCAGCGGCGGGCCTTCCAGATAGCTGGGGAACAGCTCAATCATTGTGGTACTCCACCCGTAAATACAGCCGCTCGAACTCATCCACCCGCATGATGCGGGCGCCGGTACCTTCGTTGGTTTCCAGCACCCGAAGCCCTTCCGGTACCGCCAGCACCACCGCAACGTGAATGCACAGCTGCCCACGGAATACCGAGGCGATAGCACCATGCTCAGGCCCACAGGGCCGCAGGTCTGCCGTGCCTTCCTTCCAGCAGCGGGTTATCTCCCGCGGGTTGCGACAGTTGGCGGCGGGATACAACGGCAACAGCGCTTTGCCGCACAGCAGATGCCGCACCTCACGCACCTGCCCCCAGCAGTCATAGGCCACCGGCCCGCGGGCACCGACCTCATAGGGCGCCTGAAGGTAGTGCAGCAATGTGGTCATTGGTGTTTGAGGCCCGGGAACTTGTCAGCGGTGTAGAAGTGAATCGGCCAGCGGCGCCCCAGCATGTCGAAGAACCCAGCCTCCAGCTGAACCGTCGCCATCGCCATGGAGGCACTCAGTACGGTGTAACGCAGGGGCCTAGTGGCCGGCGCGGCGAGATCATCGCCCACGTACTCCCGCACGATCAGCGTCACCCTCTCACCCTGCTCTATTGCCTGATCCAGCAATTGCTGGGCGGCACCGCGCACGTTGTCGATCGCGAAGGTCATCGTCTGCTGACCGCTCGCATTGGCCTGGGGCATCGTGTAATCGACACCCGCGCCCTCGAACATCGCCGGAGTGCTGTCCTCGAGGCCCAGCACCAGATCCTCCCACTCGTCCACCAGCCTGATCGGCTCATCCCAGACAGCGCACTGGAGCTCCAGCGCGATGATTCGCGCCTGCCCACCGCTGGCAAAGATCTGATCCAGAGGTGTTGGCATGTCACGCCTCCGGCCAGGTCTGGTTCATGAGCCGGTCGAAGCGGCTGGAGTAGAGAATGAAGTCCGGCATGTGCTCCACCCAGCCCGGGGGCAGGATGGGCCGCTTGCGCAGCTCGAGGGTGAAGGTGAAGCGCCAGTGGCTCACGCCGACCAGCACCGGGCCCTGGTAGATACCGAGGAACCGGCAGGTATAGCTCTGCATGCCCATCGGTGTCTTCAGCGGAGCCTCGAAGTACTTGGTACCGCTGACCAGCGTCTCCTCCCACCACGCCTCGAACACCTGTGCCTGGGCGTCATCCATCACCACTGAACATTCAGCCGAGGTTGGAGTAGCCGTGAACTTGCGGCGCACCCGCTGCCGACCGGACTCCAGCTCCGTGCGGAGCTGGGGGTCGACAGTCTGCAGGCCGTAGTTGCTGCGCTCGAAGCAGGGCAGGCCTGCTGGGTATTGGATCATCTGCCTACCCTTTTCAGTCCGTAGAACGATTCCATAGCTCGGGCCCTCGGCCCGCCCTGACGAAGATCCACGATGAACTCCTGAGCACCATCGGCACCGGTGCGCTCTTCAACAGTTGTGCCGGGTGGAGCGTGATTAATGATGACCCGAGCGCCGCCGCCTCCATCAAGATTCTGATTCACCCGAGAAAGCGTCGCATCCATCTTGGCGCTGGTCTCGGCGGTGGTGACGCGCTCACCCTTCTCCAGCAGCCAGGTGCCAGTTGCCGGCACCTGGTCGATGCCATCGTGCGCCATGCCAGCCAAGCCTGCTGTTGCTACCGCTGCGGCCATGGGCTCGGTGACAGCCAGCGCCGCCGCCATGGCGGCCGGTGCCATTGCCGGGCCAACGATGGGGATTGCGGCCGTACTGGCAAAGGCGTTGATACCTGACAAGA